ATGTACATGGTTGACCACAAAACAACTACCATGCTGCTCTTTGGCTTTCAGGTAGTTGGTCATTCTACGTGAAAACTGAGCGATTGCCATGGCGCGGCGGCCCATGAAACTTTCACCGATGTCGCCCTCGCTCTCAGATGTAGGCACGAATGCACCCACACTATCGAGGATCACAGCATTGGTGTTTGGATCTCCAATAAAATCCCGTGCCATTTCATTTACCATATCCACATGGTGGCGCGGTTTGCCTTTTTCGATGTCATCCATGATCTTGACGTGGCCCCGGAAGTTGCTATTCAGTAACACACTACGCACATAGCCCACGTCCAAGCCTTCCAGGTCGCACAAATCGATGGTGCCGCGCTCGGCTACCATACCAGACAGGTAGTAAGTCAGGGTCGATTTGCCTACGTGTGTGTTACCATAAATTTCTGCTACACTGCGAAGCGGCATTCCAAGATTTCCACCGCCAGCCAATGCCATGTCCAATGAATACAGGCCGGTAGAGCGGCGCACGATTTGGCTCTGGTGTGAATCAACCACCACATCATCAATGTAAGCTGGTTCGGAAAGTAACGGTTTCTTCACCATCATTTCTCCATTATGCCAGCAGAATTTATGATGCGATCTATGCCGGTGGCTACCAACGGATCTTGTTTATATTCCTTGATCAACAACACGCCCACGATGCGCCATTGATCTCCCTGCCTGGCCGTGATTTGGCCGTTGCGTAAGTCTAATTCCAAAGTCACTGCAGTTTTGCTGGACGTTTGTTGGCCCCTATGCTCTCTGACAATTTCTCGAATTTCAGCCGGTGTGGTAGCATCCACTACCTTGGCCCAATCAAATTCTTCATCTCGGGCAGCCGCAGTGAGCAGGATCAGTGAGCGCATGGGTTTACTTTCCAGACTTTCCTTGACCTCAATAGGAACAGCCGGGTTTTCAAAGATGGCACCCCATAACGCCACATATTTGGTTGTAGTCTCAGGGGCAATTCCCATGTCGGCATAAACAACATCCACGAACTCATCATCCACACCCACTGCCTTGAACAACTCCCAAGACTCAGAGAGACGGTAGAGTAATTTGGCCAATGCCAGGCCGGACGCTTGCATCTGGCGGCGCAATGCTCTACCAAAAACCATGACAGGCGTGATGTCACCCTGCGCAATAGCTGCATCAATGGTTTGGTCAACCATCTTCAGAACTTCTTTGTCGCCGGTCTTCAACTGCACTGCAGTATCAATTCCATTACCAAGAGGCTCAGACATTTCAATTCTCCAATTTTGCAAATGTTAATTGTTGCCCTATGTTCAATCCGTTGGTAAACCAAGCAGTGGCAAACCAGCTGGATGATTTCTCAACTTTGTTGGGCGTGACAAAGTTGATGCGTTTGTTGAATAGAATTACTTCAACACCATAAAGTTTGAACAACCGTTGTCTGGCTTCAGTTTCAAATGTAGTGAGAGGTAACAAGAACGCAAATGGTTTACCGAGCGCATAAGCTCTCTCCAAGAACTGTTGTTTGTATTTGTAGGGTGGATTGGTGATGAGAACATCATAAGAGTTACACGGGGGTGATAGCTTCAAAAAGTCCCATCCCATTTTGATATCACTACCGACAACATCAAAACCTTTAGCTTCCAATCCTCTAACCAAATAGCCATCTCCACACGCACAGTCCCATATTCTCATACCTTGTATGTAAGGATAAAGCGGAGCCAATGCTTCCGGTGGAGTTTGAAAATCATCTGGCGATCCTGTTTTAGATGGTGGTTTCATTTCAACTTCCTTTCAGGGCTTTACTGAATATGGACAACCCATGGCGAATTTCACCCACGGTGCTGTGGAAAACGATGGCCGGATTTGGTAAGAATACACACATGTATGGATAGTTCATAAGGGGCACTGAGTCAAAGACCAAGCCGGAGATTGAAGTGACAGGCGGCAGACCAAATAACGGCGGGATTTCACTGCCCAAGAATAGCACACCTTTACGTGGCGTGCTCAACTCCCGCAACATTTCTGACATGCCGAAGTTGAAACATGGACTGTCATTGCTGGTTTGTTGGTGGCGCCACAGATTAGTAAGCCGTGTCCGTTCAATGGTGATACCTGCTACAGCTAATTCGTAACGCAATACGTCCCCTGTCTTGCCTACAAATGGCAGTCCAACTTCGATTTCATCCAAGCCGGGGAATTCACCAATAATCAGGATGTCGGAGTTGGCTGGCCCGTTGGGATTGACCAGATAACGATTACAATGGGGACATTGCTCACGCACAAGACACCTCACTTGCTGGATAAATCCATAAACCATTTGGGTAATCAGGATCCAGAGCAGCTGCTCTGTGGGTAAGGCAGCCGGTTGTTGGTATCTGTGTCATCTCGGCCACTACATGTGACACTACAAGATACTGGTGCCCGCGCTTGTAAAACCGACCCTGTAAAATGCCGACGCCACTCGGGGTCATAACTTTGTCATTGATCCTCACGCTTTCACCCCCCAATTTGCACCTTCAAAGTGCTCGAACTCAAATGGGATAGGGCTATCCGGGAACAGAATTTGGATAGTTTCTTTGAACGCAGCGTCCAATAGATCCAGGTACATTGGAACTTCATCGTCACTCACATCCAATACTAACTCGTCATGGATTGGCATGACCAGTGGGTAACGATGACCACCATTGCGGCAGCGTTCCCATAATTTGACCTGCCAAAGTTTGGTCATGTCAGCCCCGCCACCCTGGAATGGACTGTTCTTGCAGTTGTTCTCCCATCCCATAGCGTGTATGTTTATCCAACACCTGCGGCCAAATGCAGTGGTTACATACTCATGTCTGTGCCCGAAAGCAACCAGTTGATCTAGCATGATCTTGACCCGTGGAAATTTCCTGAAGTACGCATCAATGTATTCCTGGGCTTTGTCCTCGTTGATCTCGAAAGTTGGATCATCAATTTCTTCTTTCAGCTTAGAGGACAGGCCAACAGCCGTGAAACCATACACAATACCCAGGCCGGTGCGTTTACCAATCTTGCGGCGAATGTCAGATTTCTGGATGGTGAAATCATCAAAAATAGTACGGGCAATAAAGAGGTGAATATCCTCGTGATCATTGAAGGCTTTGACCAATGCCTTGTCCTTTGACATAAGTGCAGTAATGCGCGGCTCTTGTTGGGACACATCCGCTACAATCATTTGATCATACCTGGGAATAAACAATGTGCGGAAAATTGGCATCTTGGCTGCTGGGATATTCATCAGTGAAGGATTGCTGGACGACTGGCGTCCCGTCTCTGCCCCAGTTACATGCCAATCAGCCACCACATTGCCATCCTCATCACAGTGTTTTTCTACCCATTTCCTCCCGTAGGTGGATGACATCTTGCGGTACGATCTGGCTTCGCGGATCTTCTGGATTATGGGAATGTGCTTGTATTCAGCCAGCATTTCATCCTGGGTATTTTCCAGGCGCAAGCCAAAGTGTAGTGCCAGATGATCCTTGACCTTGGTGTAGGCATAAACATTCAAACCGATCTCAGCCTCGATGCTTCGGCCTTTGGATTCATTTTCAGTGGCCAATTCCAACCAGCCCTGGATATTTACCCGGGTGGGTTCCATGTCCAGCACCACCCAGATCATGGGAGCATCTATGATCTCATACACCTTCTTGGTATCTGGCTGTTCTTCCAGTAGAGCCTGCTGGATCTCAGCTACCTTCAAGGTCAGCACTGCATCCTGCACGTTGTACTGAAAAAGCTCTTCTCGATTTATGCTTTCATCCTGCAACTCTTCATACTTATCCTTGGCCATGTACAGGCCCAGGTAACGGCGCACCATGGAGCTAAGACCGAAGGTAACATAGTACCCGCCCCACAATACCTTTTCCACCAGCATGGGATCGAAGATCGGGTGCGGCTCGATCTTCACAAACTGGCGCAACTGCCGGATGTCGTAGGTAGCGTTCTGGATAATCCACTGCAAAGGCTTGAGCATCCAAAATACCTCATCAAGCACCAGCGTATTGGTGTAGATATAGTTCCTACCGTTGTCCAGCGCCACCGAGAGGCACGCAAACTTGCCATGAGGTATATGAAGTCGTTCTTTGTCCTGACCAAACATCTCAAGGTCAATGGCAGCCCTTGTCGCCCCCGTAATGTTAGGCATCTGGTCGATAAGATATTCCTGAGTTTCCAATGTTTTCATTTACACACTCATCAATCCTTGCCATCCTAGTGATTCATTGCCCCAGGCCAGCTTGCCATCAAAGTCCACCCGGATTGCTCCCGGCCCACCTTCTCGATAACCGTACCTTGATTTGCCGACAACAATGTAACCGGTTCCTGGGATGGCCGGTAATGAATTATCCTTGACAGAGGTGGAATAGATTTGGTTCGGGTTGTAAATCAGGAAGATCAACGAAGCCACTGCCTCTGCCATACCCGAGTAGCGCAGCAGGTTGACCTTTGGCACGCCCCCTGTGTAATTCCGGTTTAGCTGAGCCAACAAAAACACCGGCGCTCCAGTGGAATTCTCCTTGGCCAAGGCTGCACAGCGCCGGTACACGATGGCCATGCTCTGTTCATCTTCCGCTCCTTCCACTAGCATGTCGGAGAAATCAATAAAAATGGAGTACACGTTGTCGGTAGTACACAGCCGCATGGCATCCGAATACACCTCATCCACTTTCATTATCCTGTCACTGATTATGACATTGTGCTTCTGTTCTTTGGTCAGCGGCTTCATTGCCACCTGCAGGATACGGCGGGCAATCTGGCCGGTTGTCATTTCCAGTGTGTACACCAAACAAATTTTCCCGTGGGCGGCGCTATTAGCCACAATTTTGGCCATCAGTGACGATTTTCCCGTATTATGCACAACAATTCCATTGGCCAGGAAATTGTGCGGATCTCTTTTCAAGTACACATCGAACGTTTCTGCCGTGCCAACAGGCACTACAGATGTTACATTGACCAACCCTGTTTGCAGTTGTACATTGACGAATACCTGATCTTGCGGGGTTAGTAATCCCAATCCAACCCACCCGCGATCTGTCAATACAGGATGATCGGCTGTTCCCACTAATTCATATCCATTTTCCAAGGTGAGTTTGAACACATTCTTGATGCCACTAGGTACTATTCGATCCAGCTCATTCAATCGTATAGTTCCATCTTCATACTTGGATTGCAGAAAAGTGGGTATGGACATATCCCACAATCTGCCACCACGCTTGGCGCCGTTGGTCATGCGATATAAAGCTAGCATGGAGATCTGAAAGCCTCTACCTGCGCGATTGCAGCCTAGCATTGTGGATCCAACTAAACAACCGGGTGGGCCACCGATCACAATCAATCCAGACTGAGGTACACCGCTCATCTTTGGATCTTCCGGATCGCCGCAGTGTTCATCAATCGGAGGATAAAATGTTGGGCGCCAAGTGGTGGGATCATTACTTACTTCATCCAAGCGCACATACTGGCTGGAATAGTTTTGTGATTTATCTATAAGAGAAGTGATCTTAGCTACATCAAGATCTTCTCCCTTCCGCATACGACGAACTTGATTTTCCAAAATAGTTATACTCTCCTCACGCCGCACACAGGTGAGCAATTGACTGAGCAGAGCCTGGATGTCTATGGTATCACCGACAGTTGCCGCCGCTTGTTTGGCCGCCAGCACTGGAACCAATCCAACCTTGTCGATCACATAATTTATATCCCGCCCATCTCTTAGATGGGTGCAGATTAGATCGTAAGGTGGGGCAAGGTAGTTTGGCAGTACATACTCTACCGCCACCTTACCTTCCAACATCAACCCGATAAAAATTTCGGAAATATCGGTGAGTTTCATGGTTGCGAAAACCACTCAGGATGTGCTGGACAAGTCATCTTGCACCGCCTGAGAGGGTAGCATCAATAATTGCATCTACCCTATCTTTACCACAATCGCATGTTGCATGATTGATATTCAACTCATGCAGTTCCAGCGGTGCTGTTTCGGCTCTCTCTGCTCGACCAACGGCACTGAATCCGGCGGCCAATACCCGCTCAAATTCGTTCAGTAAGATCAAAAAGTTATTTTCAGCATCCACTGATTTACCACTTGCTAATTTTTCGCGCCTTTCTACAATTTGTTCTTCTGTAATCATAGCTTACCCCATCCTTCTTCTGAATCATTCTGATTGTGAATCCTACATTCTGGACAGATCCAATGATCAGTTTCATACAGCCAACCATTGTCTTTGAACTCAGCCACTGCATCGGCAAACGAATTTGCAAAGTATGTAATTCCAATGTCTCCGCAAAAAGAACAAATGTGGGTCGTACATTGCACCTGGTAGTATGACTTTGACCGAATAGATTGGTTGATTGGATCAACCTTTACTCCAACAGCACCCAGATACTTATCTTCATCTTTGCTAGTCCAGGTGCCCTGCAGCATCTGGCTTGTGCGGATGATCTCATAGACATGTAAATAGTACGTCTCATCGTTGGCCACCACGATAAATGGCTTCTGTTTTACCATTAGCTTCGCTGCCTGTGGATGAAAGTCAAACACAGCCAACAACGAACCAATTCTTTCACCCATAACTGCGGCCAGGTTGAGCATACCCCAATCTGTTAGATCACCTTTCTTATACTCTGTCCAGGATTTCCTGTACCATTCCAGTATGTTCATTCCAAATCCTTTCTGAGCTTGGCCACAACTTCCTCACCGGTCAACCCCAACAGATCAGAGTCGTCCACCACTGTGTCTGGATCATTTGGATCCAAGCGACCAGACAACACTTCTTTGGCTTCTTCCTCGGTAAGATCACCGTTGTTGAGGTATCCGCGCACCGCAATATAACGCACACTACGGGCATAAAATACATCTAGCTTAGTCCTTTCCATTAATTCTCTCCTTGTGCCCTTGTCATATCGGATTGACCTGCCCATCTTTCACCTCCTTGGTATCGGAACCTATATTTTTGAGCACGTCCGCTGGTATCGTTCTTGTTCATTTTGCTTCAGCAATCGCATTCAAAATCTCATTGTCCATTTGTTTCATGTGCAAGTCATTGGGATCTTTGCAGCCATCTGGCCAGTTTGGTTTGGCTATTTTGCCGCGCCATCCCAACTGCCGGGAATAGTTGATCGCTTCCTTCTCCTCACCCTGATCCGGGAAGAAAATAACAGGCTTGCGCACCATCTCAAAATCTTCCAACCGCAACGTCATACCCCATACAGAGGACACTGCTGGTATCCTGAGTTCAGTTAGAGTGAGTGCATCCAACACACCGAATGTAACCACCAAGTATTCACCGGTCAGATACAGGTACCAGTCCGGCACATAAAGACTGGACGTAGAATGTGTCACATACCGGGCGCCGGTGGCTTCTTGCACATGCTGACCGGCACGTAATATGTAACCAGTTAGATTATCATCAGCAGAAAAAGTTGGGATGACATACCACCCATTGTGCCATCCCAACTTCTGTCCTTCAATCCTGCACTCCAAGCCGCGCATTCTTAGATACCAGCCCAGACTTTCGGTGTATTTTGAAAGCATGTGGTGGGCATCAAAAACAAACTTGACTGGATCGCTGGCGCCAGTGGGTGGCTTCCAGTCCGTTGACTCTGTGTTGTATAACATGGATGGTGGTGTCCACCCACGCAGCTTGCGATCCAACACATACAGATCTCCACTGCGACCACAGGATAGACACCTGAACCACCCATCTTTATAGACCAACATGGATGGGCTGGTGTCGTGATGGAAAACACACAACGCTGAATAGTATTTTTCATATTCCTTGACGTGCTCCAAGCGAGAAACAACACTTCTCAGATCCATGTTGGCCCATCCTTCATGCTACGAATTTGTGATCTCTTCCAATTTTTCTTTGGCCTGTTCGTTATTGACAGCCAAAGAAGTCAACATCTTTAGTGCATCTGTGTCCCCGGCTTTGGCCTGATTTGCTAGCATGTCTAATATAGTCGGAGCAGACGCCTGTTTCTTCTTGGTCTTTGGCGCTTCAACGTCCTGTCCGGTGAGTTCTGCAACAATCTTTTTGGCCTCAACCTTGGCTGCTTCTACTTCCTCGGCTTTGGCCTTCTTGATCTTGGCCAGTTCTGCCGCGTACTTGGCATTTAGTTTTGCCTCTTCATCACCCTCAACAGGCACTTCACCCGTGTCAGGATCGGGTTGCAGATTTGGTGCTTCAATTTCCTCGTCATCATCTTCGACAGGAATTTCGCCAATGCTTTTCACCCAGCCATTTTCATTGAGTGAGATGGCCAGCGGACGTTTGCGGGAGAGCAGCAGCTTTTCAATGAATACCAATACGTTGTCTGACCAAGGGATGCTGTCAATCTCAAAGTCCATGCCACCCAGCGAAAGGAATTCAGCTAGCTTCTCGCCATAAACCAGTGTGATTGCCAAAGCTTCATCGTTTGATCCGTCAATGGTAGGCGGAGAATACTTCTCGAAGCCATACGTCAGGTTGTACACCAGCCGATAATTCTTCCATTTACCAGCGGTGATGTCAAACAGGGCGGTGAATTCCAGGTGGGCTTTGATCGAATACTTTTTGTTTGCTGAGCTAATACCGGAACGAGCAGCCACCTCACGAATGGTAGGAGGTTCGTTTTCTTTGGCGGCAAAACCAGCAAACACACAACGGTGTGTTCCATTGACTGGCCGAGCACCATAGATTTCAGTATTGCTTGTGTTCAAAGTGATAGCTTGGCGCCCGTTCTTGATGTAATCCGGCGCGTCAGCCAACAAAACAGTGATGGCTTGGTTGTTGTCTTCAAAGATTACATTGACTTTCTCACCAACGATAGACACTGTGGCTACACCAGAGCGTCCCTTTCCACCTTGTTTAGTAGGTACAGGCATTTCAAATCTCCTTCAGAGTGTAATTGATAGAGGGATTCATTGTGTGTATGTCGCGAATATCCCGGATGATAGACCGTACGTTCTGGTCAAATTGATCCTCAACTTCTTCTTCATCAATCAAGTCGAGAAGATAGGTACATTTTGGATAGCGTATGCAACCCCAGAATGGTTCACTTGTTAGGCTATTGATGCGCTCGACTACCTGTCCACCACACAGTGGGCAGATTTCGCCCGGCGCAATCTTGAAGCCTTTGATAGGAATGGGCACGGTTAGAAAGTTCGAGGCTTATTTCGGAACTCATCGTGCATTGTATCCAATGCAGTTGCCAACTGATCAGCCACATGTGCAATGCCTTCTGGGGTGAGAACGACATAGACGGAATCGAATTCCACAACCTCTGCCAAAGTAACTGTTACTTCGACATACAAACCGCCACCGTACATCACAGAATACGGTTTGTATTGGGTGCGATCCGGCATCATTTGTTGCACTGGCAGCCTGAGTTTCAGCTTGGTCGGATCTTTGGTGTCCAGACGTATGTGCGCCGTGGGTGCAAGGATAACTTGCTGCTCCGGGAATGTTGGATTGATAACCATGTTGGGGTCATAGGTTAGAGACGGTTCTTTTGACATTAGATCTCCAGTAAATCCATAACAGGAATGTCATCAATTGAGATAAGCTGGCCAAAGATTTCACGCTTGGTTTCTATGAGTTTGTGAATACGCTCGTCCATGGTGTGCCGGGCAACCAGGTAGATGATCTCTACATTGGACTGCTGGCCAATACGATGTAGTCTGGCTTCGATCTGTCCCTCCTTTCCCGGATTCCACTCACGCTCCACAAAGATGAGAGTGTCCGCCGAAAATAAATCAATACCTTCACCGCCCGCTTGGGAAATAATTGCCACCCTGATTTGTGGATCGTTCAAGAATGCGAATACATTATCGGATCGCTCGTGCTGTGGTGTGTCACCTACTATGGTGATCACGCCAAAGTGCTTGAGCTTTTCAACCAGGGTGGCTACTACTGCTTTGTGATGGGCAAACAACACAACCTTTTGTTTGGAGACCAACACATTCTCGGCCAGCTCAACTGCAGGCCCAACCTTCATGTGACCAATAATCTGCCGCAGTTTAGCAACCAGTTCCAACTTGGAAGCCTTGCGATTTTCCTGCACCTGCCGCCGTGCATCTGTGAGTGCCTCATTGTAATCTCGGGCAAACAGCTTATCGTAGTCCACAGGAATATTTACCCGTGTCATAGATGGGAGTTCAGATATGACTTCTTGCTTCGTGCGGCGAAGGAAGTAGGGCGCCAGTTCTTGCTTCAGTTCCTTCAAATGTGAAGCGCCACTGACATCCCAACCCCACCTGCTTTTATAGGCGCCACAGTAGGTAATGGCATACTTCCAATAAGAATTCCACCTGCCGGGAGAAATGATATTCAACTGGGGAAACAATTCAATGGGACGGTTCAGGAATGGGGTACCGGAAAGCCCAAGGAAATAGGGCGTATTCAAGGACTTGGCTGCACGTGTGCGCTGAGAGTCCTTGTTGGCGAGAGCGTGACTCTCATCAAATAAAGACAACTGATAACCCCGTGCCCGTATGCTTTCAATTTTACGAGTAAAGATCGCATAAGACATAATAGTAAATTTCGCATTGGGTAGGGGTTCAGAGGATGAAGTAATCACTGCGCTATCCTCTCCCGTCCAATTCTTGATTTCGTCTTGCCACTTATAAGTAACCGAAGCCGGAGAAACAATCAAGATACTGTGAAAGCCCCGTTCTTGTATGTAACCCAGAGCCTCAATGGTATTATGAGTGAGTATGGCATGTTCAGTGACATACAAATGATCTTCACTATCTACAGAAATACACACACTCGCTACATTTCTTGAGAACTCTACTGACTTCATAGTTCTAGTTGGTCTTGCATGAGAGCCAGGCACATATCTGATCGCTTTGCGTTCAACCGTGAAGGGCAATACCCATTCAGGAAGGCGCATTCTGATTTGATATTCAACAGGCTTATCTTCTCCTGCTCTATCATAAGTATTTACAGATGCCACCCCGCCTAATTCCTCAACCAGTTCCTGAACTCCTAACGCAAGTTTATGGCTGATAGAATGATAAATTACTTTGTTACGAGTTAGAGATACAGATCCGCCACCATCCATGAGACCATGTAATAAAGAAACACGTTGGGAGGGTGATGCCAATAAATAAATATCGGGTATGAATTTGTTTGCACTGAGTATATCTAATCCAAGATGCTGTATCATACCAATCAAACCGCGAACCCAAAAGCGTGATGCCTTTCCAGTGTATGATTTACTATATGAGCAATCCATTCCTTCTTGCATCATCTGTGATCTAATTTGATCAACGTCATCTGAGTGTGTGCTGGCTACCACAGAGGACTGAGTGAGATTACCACTTGCAAGCAAGTATCCTAAAGTATAGGGAGGAATAG